ACAGGAACATTTAGTGGTGCTATATCTGGTACTACAGGAACATTTAGTGGCAATGTTTCTGTTGGTGGTACATTAACTTATGAAGATGTAACCAATGTAGATTCTATTGGTATTATTACAGCAAGAAATGGTATTGACGTAACTTCTGGTGGAATTAATGTTGTTGGTGTAGTCACTGCGACCACAATACAAGCAACCACATATATTGGTATTCCTGAAGGGACTAATATCCTGAAGGCAATGCTCTTCTCCTAAATAACTAAAAAGAAATAAAATGGCTCTTGCACAGGTAGGATTAGGAAGTATTACACAGGTTGGTGCTGCATCTACTCAGGTAGTTTATACTGTAGGTTCAGCAAAAACTGCATATATTAGAGGAATTCAACTTCACAGTTTAGATTCTACTTTCATTACTAATGTAGCAGTTCATATCGTTCCTACAACAGGTGGTGGTAGTATTGGAGCAGCATCATCAATTACAAGAATCATAAAAGTTGGATTAAGCACAGAAGATACCTTTTTCTATGAAAATGCATATCCAATTACAATGAATAATGATGGAGATACTATTCAAGTTAATAATCAGGGAACAGGATCTGTTAATGTTTTAATTCTTGGTGATAGGGAGGGTTGATAAATGGCAGGAAAAAGCGCAAAATTTAGACCAAGAGGAGACAATATCTTTGGTCATAATACTTCTGGTAAGAGTAAATCTTTTCATAGTTATGAAGTTTCTAAACCACTTTCAAGTGAAAATGTACTTAGTGGTGGTCAAGTAGAAACAACTAAAATAGATGGAAATTCTAAACTTGGAATAACTGCATTTAATAGTCCAGGAACTCTTACAATTGAAACTGTAGTTGAAGATTTCACTTTAGAGATTGCCGTTATTGGTGGTGGAGGTGGTGGTGGATCGCAGTATGGTTGGGCTAGCGCTGGTGGAGGTGGAGCTGGTAGTGTTGTCACTAGTTCAATACCAATTACTGGATCTGATGAAGGACAAACTTTTACAATTAGTGTTGGTGCAGGTGGTGTTGGAGGTGATACATCTGTTGGTAGTCCTTCAGTGGCAACACCAAGAGGTTCTGATGGATCTAATACTACTTTGACCAAACCAGGTAGTTATGGTGGACCAATGACAGGATATGGTGGTGGTGGAGGAGGGTCTACAGCAAGACCTCAAATCTACACCTTCCCAATTGGATTCACTCCTGGCAATCCATCAGCCAATGCATCTGGTGGTGGTGGTGCGGCTTATTATCCTGCGTCCGTCGGTGGGAGTGGTGGCACAGCTCCTTCACCTGGTGGATATCCTGGAGGTGCTGCAGGATCTTCAGCACCTGGAAATGGTGGTGGTGGCGGAGGCGGCGGTGGTTTTGCTGGTGCTGGTGGTAATGGTCAAGAAGGAACATCACCCGGTGGACCTGGTGGTGTTCCTGGTATAGGTGGACCTGGTGTACATCTATTTGGTGGAATAGATATACCACAATCTGGTGGAACTATTGGAGCATTAAATCCAGCAGCACCTGGAAGATGGGTTGCTGCTGGCGGAGGTGGCACCAATGGTGTTGGAGGGGCTGGTGGTGGAGGCCCTGCTGGTGCAGGTGGTGGTGGCGCTGATAGCAATGGTTATGCCACTACTGGAAGTGGCGGTAGTGGTGGCGGCGTTGCAGGTACTGCTGATCCAGGTGGTAATGGAGGCAGCGGTATGGTTGTATTTAAATATCTTAAACGAACTATTTAATTAATAAAAATTATGGCCCATTTTGCAAGAGTTAATTCGGATAATCAGGTTATTTATATTACACCTGTCAATAATGCCAATCTCCTCAATGAAAATGCTGAGGAAATTGAAAGTCTTGGGATAGATTACTTACTTAAGACACTTCCATCAGATACTATTGAAACTTGGCAAGAAACTGATACTTGGGTAAAAACAAGTTATAATGGATCTTTTAGGGGCAAATATGCTGCTTTAGGAGATACTTGGAGAGAAGATTTGGATGCATTTATTGGACAGAAACCATATCCAAGTTGGATTTTAAATACTAAAAGTGGGAAATGGCAGTCTCCAATAAAAAATGCATTTAAAGAATCTGATAGTGAGTTATATTACTGGGATGAAGACGCATACCAAGCAGACAATACTATGGGTTGGGTACTTATAGATTCTTGATAGATTGACAAACATAAATAATTAAAAATATATTACCATGGCACTTGGTAGACAGATATCATTAACTAATAATGTAGCATCAAGGTTTTTGACGGTTATAGCAACTTCTAGTCAAACTGATTTCAACATTACTGGTGGATATAATATTAATCATATTGATGTTTTTAGAAATGGTGTAAAACTTTCTAGTGGAATTGATTTTAGAGCATCTGATGGAGCAACTGTCACTTTAATCACTGCTGCTGCTCTTAATGATGAAATACAGTTTGAATTATTTGATGATTTTAGAGTTGCAAATGCAATTCAACCAAATGTTTCTGATCAGACAATTAGTGGAAATCTAACTGTTACAGGAACACTTGCTGGAGCTAGTATTGGCATTCAGTCAGGTGGAACACAGGTTGCTATTGCAAAGACACTTAACTTTATTGGCGCTGGAAATACATTCCTCAATCAAGGTAATGGAACTGTTGACATCAGTATCTCTGGAGGAGGTGGTGATGGTGGCGCTGGAATAGGCACTGTTATTAAATATAGTAATAATAAATCAACACCATTCAGTTACATTGATAAATTTGCAAAAGTAGATTCAAATCTACTTATTGACTCTACAAATGCAGGTATTAATACATCTATTGTTGTTTCAGTTATACCTAACATTGAGGTTGTATCTGGAGTAGCACTGACTGTTGGAGCTGGGAAGACTATGGTCATTGATGTTCTTCAGATAGGTGATCTCTGATGTCAAAGATAGTTACTAATCAAATAAAACCAAGAGTTGGGAAAAATCTCACTATTGATGGTTCAGTGACGTCTTCTACAGGAACATTTTCAAGCAATGTTTCTATTGGTGGTACATTAACTTATGATGATATAACTAATGTTCAATCTGCTGGCATAGTCACTGCAAGGACTGGCATTGATGTCATCTCTAATGGTATTGATGCTGTTGGTGTTATAACTGCTACTAGTTTTTCTGGTGATGGATCACAACTTACTGGTGTACAATCTGGTGTTGCTAACTTTGTAGCAAGTGGTACTATTCCTAATGGTCAAACAGTAGTCATCAATACTGATGGAACTGTTGGTATTATTACTCAAACGACCTCTAATACTCCAAGTGCTGGTAGTGAAGTAGTATTTAATACTGGCACTACTACTGCTTATACTTCAGCAGTATATGACTCTAACAGTGGTAAGGTAGTTATTGCGTATAGGGATGGTGGTAACTCTCTCTATGGCACAGCAATAGTTGGTACTGTAACTGGAATGGGAATTACTTTTGGTAGTGAAGTAGTTTTTAATGCTGCACAAACTGACAATACCAATATTGTATATGACTCTACAAATCAAAAAGTAGTTATTGCTTATAGGGATGGTGGAACTGGATCTGCAAGAGCAATAGTTGGTACTGTTTCTGATACTTCTATCACATTTGGTTCTGTTACAGAGTTTAACAATGGAAGCACCAACAGCATCTCAGGAGCGTATGACTCCACTAATGGTAAAGTAGTTTTTGCCTATAGGGATATTGGCGATGACAATGGAATGGCAGTAGTTGGAACTGTATCTGGAACTAGTATTAGTTTTGGTACTGAAGTATCATTTAATGATGGAACTGTTCAATATGTCTCATCCACATTTGACTCTACTAATGGCAAAGTAGTTATTTCTTATCAGGATTTTGAGCACTCTCAACAGGGAAGAGCAGTAGTTGGTACTGTTTCTGGTACTTCTATCACATTTGGTTCTGATGCAACATTTGATGATGGAGCTGTTCAATTTGTCTCATCCACATTTGACTCTACTAATCAAAAGGTAGTTATTGTTTATGCAGATTTAGGTAACTCTAACTATGGGACAGCAATTGTTGGTACTGTAACTGGAACTGGTATTACTTTTGGCAGTGAATGCATATTTAGAACTGGAAGTACTCATGAAATCTCATCCACATTTGACTCCACCAATAGTAAAGTGGTTATTGCTTATAATGATTATGATAACTCTCAATATGGCACAGCAATAGTTGGTACTGTAACTGGAGTTGGTATTACTTTTAGTCCTGAAGTGGTATATAATACCGCACAAACTAACCACAACTCAACCACATATGACTCTACTAATGGCAAAGTAGTTGTTGCTTATTATGATGTTGGTAACTCTGATTATGGCACAGCATGCGTAATTGATTCTATACCTCAAACAACCAACCTAACAACATCAAACTTTATTGGAATAGCAGCAGAAGATATTGCTAATGGAGCAACTGGTAAAGTGAACATTTTAGGTGGAGTAAACACAAGTCAAACTGGTCTTACAACAGCACAAACACACTATGTTCAACCAAATGGAACTCTTGCTACTACTGCTGGTAATCCATCAGTAGTTGCTGGTACTTCAATTTCATCTACAAACTTAGTATTAAGGTAATTATATCTGATGTCAAAATTAAATGTTAATCAAATATCTTCTTTAAGTGGTGGAAACATTTCTCTTGATGGTCAAGTTACTGGAACCTCTGCCAGTTTTAGTGGAAATGTTTCTATAGGAGGATCACTTACTTTTGATAAAGTCACAAATGTAGATTCTGTTGGTTTAATTACTGCAAAAAATGGAATTCAAGTTTTAGCAAATGGCATAAATGCTGTTGGTGTTATAAGTGCAACATCATTTAGTGGTGATGGGTCACAACTTTCTAATATTTCTGGAGGAGGTGAGTTTGATTTTGTTGCTAGTGGTACTATTCCTAATGGTGCTGCAGTAGTTGTTAATACTGATGGAACTGTTGGTGTTATTACTCAAACAACTTCTACTGTTCCTACTTTGGGATCTGAAACTGTGTTTAACAGTGCAGAATCTAACTTCGTCGCATCCGCATATGACTCTACTAATGGTAAAGTAGTTATTGCCTATCAGGATTACCCCTCCGCCACCAAAGGATTTGCTATTGTTGGTACTGTTTCTGGTACTTCTATCACATTTGGTTCTGCAGTGGAGTTTAATGCTGGACCTACTACATATCTTTCATGCACATATGACTCCTCTAATAGTAAAGTAGTTATTTCTTATACTGATAATGGTGTTAGTGGTACATCAATTGTAGGCACTGTATCCGGTACTAGTATTAGTTTTGGTTCTCCAGTAGTTTTTAATGTTGGAAATACTTCTGATATCTCATCTACATATGACACTACTAATAGCAAAGTAGTTATTGCTTATAGTGATAATGCCAATTCTGACAAGGGTACTGCAGTAGTTGGAACTGTATCTGGTACTAGTATTAGTTTTGGTTCTGAAGTGTTTATTGATGGTGGTGCTGCGTCTAGTAAAACCTCATGTACATACGATTCTGCTAATGGTAAAATACTTGTTAGTTTTCGTGACGATGGTTTCAGTAGTGTCGGCAGAACAGTGGTTGGAACTGTATCTGGAACTAGTATTACTTTTGGTAGTGACATTTCATTTACTGCGAATGCTGCTACTAGCATCTCATCCACATATGACTCCACTAATGATAAATTAATTGTTGCTTATGAGGATGAAGGTAACTCTGATTATGGAACAGTAAATGTTGGAACTGTATCAGGTACTAGCATCACTTGGGGTCCTAATGTTGTTTTTAATGCTGGAGATACTTCTGATATCTCATGTACATATGACTCCACTAATGATAAAGTAGTAATTGCTTATAGAAATATTGCTAATTCTAGCTATGGAACACTACGAGTTGGTACTGTATCAGGTACCAGTATTGGTTTTGGTTCTACTACTGTGTTTAATACTGGAAATACTATATATACGGCAGCAATATACGACTCTACTAATGATAAAGTAGTTATTCCTTATAGGGATGCTAGTAACTCTAACTATGGTACATCAATTGTATTATCTACTCAATCTCAAACAACCAACCTCACTACTGGAAACTATATTGGTATAGCAAAGAATTCTATTGCAGATGGTGCAACAGGTAAGATAAATATTCCAACGGGAATTAATACATCTCAATCTGGTTTAACAACAGGTAGAACTTATTATGTTCAACCAAATGGAACACTCTCCACCAGTGCTGATACACCATTAGTAGTTGCTGGTACTTCTATTTCTGATACAGATCTACTAATAAAATAAGGCAATTCTATGTCAAGAATAATCACTAATAAAATATCTCCAAAGAGTGGAGATACTGTTGCCTTTACTGGTGGAATCACAGGTTCTTCAATTAATTTTACTGGTAATGTTTCTATTGGTGGTACATTATCTTATGAAGATGTTGCTGATATTGATTCTGTTGGAGTCATTACAGCAAGAAATGGAATTATAGTTGAATCAGATGGCATTGATGTTGTTGGAGTTGTAACAGCAACGTCATTTAAGGGAGATGGTTCTGCTCTTAGTGGCATTGAATTAGGAGGAATAGCAGACTTTGTAGCAAGTGGTACTATTTCCAATGGTCAAACAGTAATCATCAAAGATGATGGAACTGTTGGTATTGTTACTCAAACAACTTCTGGTCCAAGTGCTGGTACTGCAGTACAAATTGACTCAGATGCTTACAGCAGCCCATCAGAGATTGCGTGTATATATGACTCTACAAATCAAAAAGTAGTTATTGCTTATAAGGATAATGCCAACTCTAGCTATGGTACAGCAATTGTTGGAACTGTAAGTGGAACCAGTATTAGTTTTGGAACTCCTGTTGTATTTGAATCTGCTGGTAGCATTGAAATAGCAATAACATATGACTCCACTAATAGTAAAGTAGTTATTTTTTATACGGATGTTGGCAATAGTTACAGTGGAACAGCAATTGTTGGAACTGTAAGTGGAACTAATATTAGTTTTGGTTCTGCTGTTGTATTTGATTCCGGTTCAAGCAGTCAATATAACAATACAGTATATTACACTTCAGAACAAAAAATAGTTAATTTTTATAGGGATCAAAGTAATAGCAACTATTTTACATATGTTGTTGGAACTGTAAGTGGAACATCAATTAGTTTCAGTTCTCCTACTGTTCTTTTAAATGCAGATTTAAGTTCTAACTGGGATACCATATATGACCCTGACACTAATCAAATAGTCCTTGCATTTAGTGAATCATCAAATGGGAAAGCACGGATGCTAAGTTTATCAGGAAGCACTCTTTCACTGGGCAGTTCTAGTGTATTCAGAAGTGCAGATGTAAGCCATTTCGCACTTTCATATGACACCACCAATAATAAAGTAGTTATTGCTTTTAGAGGTCCATATGGAGAAGGTGGAAGGGGGGAAGCAGTTGTTGGCACTGTATCCGGAACATCAATTAGTTTTGGCACTCATGTTGAATATGGACCTTCTACTGAAATTAGTGCAATTGATAATTCATATGACGCCACTAATGATAAAGTAGTTATTTCTTATCAAGACCAAGACAATAATAACGGTTCAGTGGTTTCTGGAACTGTGAGTGGAACTAGTATTAGTTTTAGTAGTGCTATTATATTCTACTCTACTGCAAAAATTTATGATAATTCATCCACATATGATAGTAGCAATGGCAAAGTAGTTGCTGTTTATTCTGGAGGATATAATCCATCCTATGTTACAGCATCTGTAATTAGTGCTACATCACAAACAACCAATCTTACTACTGAAAACTACATTGGTATTGCAGCAGAAGCAATTTCTAATGGAGCAACAGGTAAAATAAATATTCCTGGTGGAATTAATACAAGTCAAACTGGATTAACAACAGCACAAACCTATTATGTTCAACCAAATGGCACTATAGACACTTCTGCTGGAAATCCATCAGTAGTTGCTGGTACTTCTATTTCATCTACCAATTTGATAGTAAAAAGATAATCGCTACATTATAAATAACTAAAAAGCAGATAAGATGTCACAGTTATACGTTGACAACATTAAAAATAGAACAGGAGGTGCAGTTAATGCACCCTCTGGTATTGTTGTATCTGGTGTTGGAACATTCTCTGGTAATGTATCTATTGCTGGCACTTTGACATATGAAGATGTTACTAATATTGATTCTGTTGGTATTATAACAGCAAGAGGTGGTATTCATGTAACTGCTGGTGGTATTAATGCTGTTGGTGTTATAACTGCAGGACATGGTATTCATGTAACTGCTGGTGGAATTAATGCTGTTGGAGTTGTTACTGCTACTAGTTTCTCTGGTGATGGTTCAAACTTAACTGGTATAGCAGCAACTGATAATATAAATGCAGGGAGTTTAGCTGTTGCTGGTATTTCAACTTTCAATGGTGATGCGGAATTCAAAAAATTACTTCAAGAACCGTGCAATATAGTTGCCAGTAATCTCACATCTTCTCCAAATATTGATTTGGAAAATGGAATGTTCTATTACTTCAGTACCAACGAAACTGGTGTTGGAAAAGCAAATATTAGATATAGTTCTACAGAAGCACTGATGTCTAAGATGGAAATTGGTGATACTGTATGTGTCACTTTGATGACAAGACCAAATGGTGCAGGATATAATCAAGGTTTAGATATTGATAGTCAAAATGTAAATGTAGCTTGGTTGGGCGGTGCTCAACCAGTGTCAGCAAATAGTGGTGGATGGGATTTATATACTTACCAAATAATTAAACATTCTGCTTCTGGAACTTATGCAAATGATACTCATGTCCTTGCTCATGTTACAAACTTTGCGTAGATGAATTATGTTTAACTGGCATATAAAAGAATCCCCTCTCTCAAGTTTGATTGGGATGGGTGGAGGTATTGGAAGAAACACAATTCGTAATGCTGGACCGAAAGCAACTGGCGGTGATGAAATAATTGATACTGGAACTCATTGGCTTCATGTATTTACATCACCTGGAAATTTTGTTTCCTCTGCAGCATTAACTGTTGATTATTTTATGGTTGGTGGAGGTGGTGGTGCCAGTACTGGACAGGGAGCTGGTGGTGGAGGTGCAGGAGCCTTTACATACAAAACTTCTGTCTCTCTTTCAGCAGCTTCTTACGCAATTGTTATTGGTCAGGGTGGTGCTAGTGTTTTTTCTGGATGGCCAAATTATAATAAACCAGCCCCTGGCACAAATACTACTTTTAATTCATTAACTGCCCAAGGCGGTGGCGGTGGTAGTGGAAACTATCCAAACCCAGGTCCAGTCCAAACAGGATCCCCTGGTGCTTCTGGAGGTGGAGGTACTGGAGAACACAGCTCATATCCAGGAGGAGCTGCTACTTCTAATCCTTATCCTGGAGTTTTTGGTGATTCGCCAAATATTGGATGGGGACATAATGGTGGTGCTGGTCGAGCACCTTGGAATTTCTCCGGTGGCGGTGGTGGCGGTGCAGCAGCTGCTGGTGGAACCAATGCTGCCATTGGTGGACCTGGTGGCAATGGTCTAGCAGTTCCATGGATGCCCACTGATTATGGAACACCAGGACCAGGTTCAGGTAGATATTTTGCTGGTGGTGGAGGCGGAATGTCAGGTTTAACTGGTCCTCAGGGAACCACTGGTAAAGGCGCACCAGGTTGGGGTACTGGAACACCAGGTTCTGCAGGCGTTGGTGATAATACTGGTGGCGGTGGAGGTGGTTCCCTTACTGGTACAACATCAGGGAATGCTCAATCTGCGGGATATGCTGGAATTGTTGCCATAAGATATAGCAAATAATTGACTCTGGTGAAGTTATGATATATAATGATATTGAATATATTATAGGTATATGGCATTCCAAAGTATCTGGTACTACACAGATCTTCCAGATGATATTGTAGATATTGTAGAAAGAGAACTAACTGATAAGTTTGATGAGCAGATGGCAGACTCTAGACTTCATGGGGATGCACTCAATAAAGATAAAAGAAATTCACAAAATACCTGGATTCCTACAGCACATTGGGTGGCAGGGTTCCTATGGCATTATATTCAACGTGCTAATCGTGAAAACTTTCTATATGACTTGAGAAATATTGATGGTGAGTCAATGCAATATACTCGTTATACAGAAGGTCAATTTTATGGATGGCATAATGATGCAGGACTAGCAACACAATATAAACCTATAAGTGGCAACAATCGTGCTGAAGGATTGGCACAAGACTTTGTAAATGAGAATATTGAACTTGTTCGTAAGTTGTCATTTTCTCTTCAACTCTCTAACCCTGATGACTATGAGGGTGGAAATGTCCAATTGCTAGATGAAGCAGGAAATTCTTATATTGCTCCACGAAAACGTGGTTGTATTGTTCTATTTGATTCAAGAACACAGCATAGAGTTCTTAAAGTTAAGAAAGGTGTTCGTAAATCTATTGTTGGATGGGTTGTTGGTCCGAGGTGGAAATAATGAAAATGACACAAGAGCATCTTGATTTTCAAGAGAAGATCAATGCAGGCACTGCATGGACTCTTAATGATGAGTTTGATAAAAATGGTTATATTGTACTAAGAAATCTTTGTGATGCTAATCATCTAATATCCCCTGTTCCTCAGAGTAGAGGCCAATACAACTATTATGATAAAAATATTGAGAACTTTACTCATGATCCAGTTGAGAATCAAGTAGAAGGATCAACATCTCGCTATTGGTATCCTCAATACAGAAAGATACATAATGACATTCGTCTTAGGTTGCAAAAAGAAATAGGACGTTTGCTGTATAATACCTATTACTATGATAGATTTTACTTTCCTGGACAAAAACTTGACAAGCATGCTGATAGAGATGCTTGTGAAATATCAGTAACAGTCAATGTTGGAACTAATCTTAAAGATAAAGATGCTGATTGGCCAATTTATATCAAGACTCCTGACACATATAAGGATAAGACTAAAGAAACTATTGTTATTGCAGGGAAAGAGCACTCAGTTATTCTAAATCCTGGTGATGGAATGGTATATAAGGGTTGTGAACGCCCACATTGGCGTGAACCTATGCCCGGTAAAGTAGGTCCACCAAAAAGAGGAAAAAGATTATTTGGTGGACCTCAACCAGAGGAACAATATTATCATCAAATCTTTTTTCATTATGTCTTGCAAGATGGAGAAAGAGCACATTGTGCCTGGGATAAATCAAGATAAAATTTCCAACTTCCATGCAACTAATGCATGGAACATTTTATAGGATAAATAACTAAAAATGTAGATAGAAATGTCTTCTTCATCAAATGCTGCTGAATTATCTAGTTTATCTTCAGGAAATGTATGGGTAGTTGACGGTGCCAATAGTAGAGTTGGCGTCAACACCACTTCCCCATCAACTACTCTTGATGTAATTGGTATTGTAAGCGCAACTAGTTTTCAAGGTGATGGTTCTGCATTAACTGGAATTTCAGGGGGTCTAGCAGATGTTGTTGATGACCCTTCTCCACAACTAGGTGGTAATTTAGATCTTAATAATAAAAAAATTACAGGTACAGGCGGAATTGATGTAGTTGGTGTTGTTACTTCTACTGGAATTGATGTAACTGCTGGCGGTATTAATGCAGTTGGTGTTATTACTGCTACTAAATTGCATGTTGGTGTTGGTACTGGTGTATATAATGAAGATCTAGTTGTACAAGGTGATGCAAGAATTACTGGTATTCTAACTATTGGTACTGCATCAATTACCCTAGACCCTATAAATAAAGAACTAACTGGTATCAATGATATTGTTGTTGGATCTGGAGCATCATTATCATTAGCACCACTACTTAACAATAGTGGCTCAATGGTTGTTGATTATACCAAATTAATTCTTAAGGGAGGTAATTCCAATCTTATAGGTTCATATAGTAGAAGAGTTGGTTTTGTTATATGGTGGGCGTATCCTTACACAAATCAATCCAGATTTCTTACTGCTAATAATTATTATTATTTTTTACATGAAGACGACAACTCTAAAATAATTATTTACAGTATTCTTAATAATTACTGGTGGGCAATTCATAGTAATGGGTCTGATTTTTCTTCACCACAAAACAATGGTGTGATCTCTCCAGTAACTAATTATGCATTGATCACTCCTGGAACACAAACTTATGACAGTACTTATAAATTATATCCAAGTTCTGGAAGTCTAGTTGAATATCCGACATCGGTTGTAGATCAAAAATCTTCACTTGGTGCTGCAGATGCATCCTCCATAATTGTATCTGGTAATGCTAATGTTAGTGGCATTCTGACTGCTAGTGTATTAGATAGAACACATACAACTATCACATCAGGTATTGTGACTACATTAGTATCTAATAACTATTATTCTGTTGACACTTCATCAGGGATAGTTACAGCATATCTACCTCAAAGTCCTTCTCAGGGAGACTACATAGTTATATCAGATAACTCTGGGTCTTTTGGTATAAACACTTGTTTTATTGTTGCAAATCAGTCAGCTACTGGTCCTGCAACTTATATTCAAGGTTCTACTACAAATTTAGAAGCTGATGTTCAATACGCAACAGCTTCTCTTACATATACAGGTTTTTCTACTACAGGTTGGTTGATTAAGTAAATGACAAAACTTTCAGATGTTAAAGGATTTGGCGCTGCTGGCGGAGGTGGCGGCGGAGGAGGTGGTAGTAGTACATTTACTGGATCTCTTCTCACTGATTTTAAATCATTCAATAACAATGATGCAGGTTGGTATATGACTATAACTAACCTTGATGCATATGCTCATCCTGTAAGAATAAGAGGACTTGATACTGCAACTAAAGCATATTTTGGTATGAACTGTGCTATGACAGCTGGCAGTGGCACGGGCCAGATGTCACACACCTTTACACTTTTTTCTGCTAATCAAAATACTGGTGCCATTACAAGAGAGAATGTTATTACAGTACAGGGAACTCCCTCCACATATGATTACTCAACATTTGATAGGAGTAGCGATGAATGGACAGGTAGGTATACTTACTCTGGAAATTGCCCCAGGACTAGTTCAGGTCATCAGTATGGATTTGATACTGTCTTAATTACAGGAACAACTACCACTAGTGAATCATCAGATCATACCAATACCACTGCATACTATCCTATATCAAACTCTCAAAAGTTTAATTATGTTGCTACTGCAGAGAGAAGACATGGAGGTGCTGTAAAACATACGATGCCATCGTATGCATCTAGTAATAGTAAGGCAACAATAGTAGAATGGACTTATAATTACAGTACAACATCTGGGTATGCAGCGGCGAATCAAACCCCTCATGGACAAAGCACCACCACTAGCACTAATTACACCATCAACACTTTCTGGCAATGGCAGGATGCAAGTGAACCATATTATGATGATTTTCATTCTCAACCTGAAGGAGTATGGGCAAGAAATAGATCAACTGGTGCATGGTCTAATATCTTACCAGGTCAAAGCGTGTCCCAAGACTATAGAGGATTTCATTTATCAAATGGCAGTGTTATGCTATACTTGGGAGGCGTTGGCAAACTTATCAATAGTAGTGGAACAATAAGTGATTTATCATCTGATGCTGCAGCTACTCTTTCAACTCTTGGTCCATCTAGATCTGGAAGTTACGGTTCTGTAGCATTTTGTTGGAATATTGGTACAGATGAATGGATCCAGACATTACCTGGTGGTAAATTTATTAAATTTAAACTTGATCCATCTACTGGTGCTCAAACTATATCAAATTCTTTAGTAGTTGCTGAACTAGAATATGCTTCTCTTGATGATCAATTTCAATATAAAAAAGGATTCTTTTCAAGTTTCTCAGTTGGTTCTATTAATTACAGTTCAAATAGTTTTACATTTGGCAATGAGAGTTCAAGTGGTAATGGGTACGGTAGAAACAAAATATGTTTCATGGGAGGATCCAACTCTGCTGATCAAATGTTTGTAGCTACATATGACCTCACAACATTAATCTCTACATTATCTTATTCATAGGAGAAAATATGCCTTACAGTAATATATCAGATCTTAGAGCAGCAAGAGATCAAGCATTATCAAATAGTGATTTTTATCTTCTTGAGGATTCTCCAATAGTTGAGGAACTAAGAGATGTAAAAATGGTAGCATTAAAGTTGTATCGTCAGGAACTTCGTGATCTTCCAGCAAAAGCATCTATTGAAGGGATAGAAAATGTAGAATTACCCACTTCACCAATGTGAGTATTTTCTATAATTAAACTGTCAGTCAATTAATGACGATAGAATTTTTATAAGATAAATAAGTAAAAAGAAACTGTGTGCAATGTCAAGGGCACGAGATTTATCAAAATTAGCTAATGAAGCTTCCTTAAGTGTTAGTGGTAGTTATAATGTTGGTGTTAACTCAATAACACCAACCACTAAGCTTGATGTAAATGGTACAGTAACAGCAACTTCATTTGTTGGTTCTGGTTCAAACTTAACTGGTGTTAGTGGATTTGCTACTGCATTATCAAGTGATCAAACATCACCATTAACGGTTTTCTTCAAAACTCCAAAACAGGCGAGTATTGGTGCAGGAATATCTGTAACTGTCGAATCTGATGTAACTTCAGGTAATGTTGCATTTATTAGAGAAAGTATTGTTCATGTAGCAGTTGGAGCTACGTTGCATGTTGGAGCAGGAACTACGTTATTAACTAATGTACTTGGTCTATTTTGATAAATAAAAACATAGCAAAAGGATTTTAGAAACCGATGTCTGAAATTAGGGTAAATAAAATTGTTAATGAAGCGGGAACTGGTTCCGTTGAATTTGCTGAAGGTGTAACTCTCCCTAGTGGAAAGACTATCAGTGGATCTGGAACCATTTCGATGGACGTTACTGGTAGTATAAGTGGAAATGCTGGAGGATTAACTGGAACACCTAATATTGTAGTTGGATCTGTTACAGGAACTACAGGAACTTTTAGTGGTAATGTTTCTATTGGAGGAACTCTTACTTATGAAGATGTAACTAATATTGATTCTGTTGGACTTGTTACTGCAAGGTCTGGATTGAGAGTTCTTTCAGGTCTTTCAATATTGTCTGGTGGTTTAGTTGAGAAGTTTGAGAATGCAGGAACAACTCTTGGATCTCAAACCAATAACCCAATTGCTGATGGCAATGTAATCCTTTTCACTGGTAATGAATCAGGAAATAATACTATCAACTTTACTGGCATACATGCAAACATTTCATCAGGTGAAAATGTTTCATTCACTGTCGTTCTGACACCTAATAACTCTGGTGTCATCAATGCTGTTCAAGTGGATGGAGTTGCTCAAACTATTCAATGGTCTGGTGGTTCTGCTCCATCTGCAGGAAGTTCTGGTAGAGATGTATATGCTTTCAATATCCTAAAAACAGGATCAGGAACAACAGATTATGTGGTTTTGGGTGCAGCAACTAACTTCGCGTAATAAGTAAATGTCTGAGTTAAATTTTTTTAAAAAACTAAATCCATTTCAAGGACTTGAAGGTTCTGGTGGTGGTCTAGCATCTATATTTTTTGCTGGTCCTAGTGCATTTGCAGAAGGTGGAACTGAAATTGAAGAAGGAGGATACAAATATCATGTTTTTACAACACCAGGAACTTTAACTACAAAAGTTGATAATCTTGGAGTAGAATATCTTGTTGTTGGTGGAGGTGGAGCTGGAGCACAGTACATAGGTGGAGGAGGCGGAGGTGGAGGCGTCAGATTCTCTGCTATTTCACTTGGTCCAGCATCAACTATCAACATCACAGTTGGAGCTGGTGGAACTCAAGCTATTACTGGTGTAGCAGAAGGTGGATGGCCTTCATCTTTAGGTAGTTTTATAACTTCTGATGGTGGTGGCACTGGTGGTGGATCCAAAACTCCAAATGCTTCATTACATGGAGGAAATGGAGGTTCTGGAGGAGGCGGTGGAAACTATCAAACTGTTGGTTCTTATGGTTCTGGAAATGTTGCTCCTTACCATCCATCTCAAGGTAATCCTGGAGGTATCGCTCAGTATCTTGTTGGCGGTGGCGGTGGCGGTGGAGCAGGTGAGGCAGGTGGTGTTTTCGTAATTCAACCAGCTCCTTTCGGCGCGGGCGTTAGATCCGGTGGTAATGGTGTACCAGTTCCAGTATCATGGATTCCAGATTCTTATGGAACACCTGGACCTCAACCAGGTAGATACTTTGGTGGTGGTGGATCTGGTGGTGCTCAGGGTGGTGATGGTAGTGGTTTGCCTGTTCATGCAGAAGCAGATATACCTGGTGGAGCAGGTGGAGGAGGATACGGTAATAACTATACTATTGGAGATAAATCTCCAATTGGAGGACCTCCAAATGGTTTAATGTACACAAGAGCTACAGTTAATGGTGAAAACACCGGCGGTGGCGGTGGAGGCGCTGGAGGTAATGGTGATGACTTCTCTGCAGATGCAGGATTAGGTGCTAAAGGTATTGTTGCTGTTAGATATCCAATAGCAGGAGATCTAACTGTTTATGGTGAAGCAGAATACACAACAGCTGGAATTTATTCATGGGTTGCTCCTGCTGATGCTGCAGCAAGTGGAATTTGTGTCGTTTGTGTTGGTGGTGGAGGAGGAGGTAATCTTTATCAAAATGATTATAACACTGGTGGTGGTGGTGGCGCACTTGCTTACAGAAACAATATGCCTGTAGTAGCAGGAAACACATATGTTCTAGAAGTAGGTGCTGGAGGAGTTAGTAATGGACCTTCTGGTGGTACTAACGGCGGTGCATCTTATTTTGTTAATTCTGGCCCAACAGGAGTTTATGCAAATGGTGGAGGAGGAGCAAACAGCAATGGTGGATCTGGTGGAGCTGGTGGATCTGGTGATGCTGCTTACTCAGGAGGAGTTGGAGGTCAAGTGAGTCCAACCGCGCCTGTTGGAATGGTTGTTGGCGGTGGCGGTGGAGCTGCTGGTTATAGCGGAAATGGTGGAGCTGGTGGTGTGAACTATGATACTAATGGAATAAATCCATCAGGTGCTGGCAGCGGTGGTGGCGGAGGTGGTGGTATTAGCCTTGGTGGTGGTGGTGTAGGAATATACGGTCGAGGATCAAGTGGTGGTACTGTATCTGGTAATTCTGCCCATGGCCTTGGTGGATCTGGTGGTTCAAGTACTGGGACCCCTGGTAATGCTGGAGCTGGTGGAACATATGGTGGAGGAGGTGGTTATAATGAATTTGGAGCATCTGGTGCTGTTAGAATTATTTGGGGTACTGGAAGAGCATTCCCAGATACACTTACAGGAAAACTTAGAAGTCCTGCACCTGCATAAACTGTCCACTCAAGACCCTGCAGGAAACTGTGGGGTCTTATAGTAGGTACATACAAGACATAGGGGGTATGACCACTACAGTAAAATCCTCATCTAATAATATAAAAAAATTATTGATTGGATTAACTAAAATGTCACATATAAATAACTAAAAAGTAATAAACCATGTCAAAGTTACAAGTTGATGATATTGTAAATAAAGATGACACTGGTTCTGCTGGATTCTCCAAAGGTATAGTTGTAACTGGTGTAACTACTTCAACATCATTTAGTGGTACTCTGACTGGTAATGTCACTGGTAATATCACTGGTAATGCAGACACTGCAACAGTTGCAACTAATGCTCAAGGATTAACTGGAACTCCTAGTATCACAGTAAATGGAGTTACTGCATCTACATTGAGTGGTAATGGTGCAAGTATTACAAACATTGATGCTGGTAATATAGCAACTGGTATTGTTACTACTGCAAGACTTGGTGGTGGTACTGCAAATGCAACTACATTCTTAAATGGTGAAGGTCAATTTGCAGAAGCAGGTGGTGGTTCTTGGACATACTTAGCAACTGTGACTGCTAGTAACTCTGCAACTATAGAGTTTACATCCAATATTGATAGTACATATGATACATATGCTTTTGTGGGATCTCATTTAATACCCACGGTAGATTCCTCTTTCTTATTAATGCAGTATTATGATAGTGGTGGATCTTGGGTCCAACAGTCTTACGGTGGTGCTTTGTTTGGAAATTCTGGAAACAGCATGGTTGCTGAGGGAATTACACCTTCAGCAGTAGACTACTTCAAAACAACCCACCTGAACGGTAACGCTGGTGTTTCCAACTTGACAGCACGTGGTGGAGTAAGTTTTGTATATTATGTTTTTAATCCTTCAAATACCACTTACTATACACATGCATTAGGACAACTTTCAACTATGCCCTCTTCGGGCGTGACAGCTGACGGCGCAACATTTAATTTTTCTCATGTATTCCATAGAACACAGGCTGTTACTGGAGTGAGATTTAGGGTTGATAATACCACATCTGGAAATATAGTAAGTGGGACTGTTAGAATGTACGGAATTAAAAATTCTTAAGGAGGATATTCCATGACAAGATACAAAGCAACACCAGAAGGAAACATTCCATTTACTGCTGAAGAAGAAGCAGAATTTGATCAAATGGTGGCCAATGCTCAAGCTGCAGAACCTGCCAGAAAGTCTGCAGAAGTCAGAGGAGATAGAGATAACCTTCTGTCTGAATCTGATTGGGTTGTAATTAAGGCAAAAGAAACATCTACTAATGTTTCTGCTGCTTGGAAAACATATCGTCAGGAACTGAGAGATATCTCAGCTCAGGCAGGATTTCCCAATACTATCACCTGGCCAACCAAACCATCCTGATAGACTGAAACATTTAAAAAAACTTTTTACTTTAGTCTTTCATTATTAGATTTATAATAATTAGACTAAATAAATATATAAAAAATCATAAAGTTATGTCCAGAGTTAGAGCCGATAGATTAACCAATAAGGAAGGTACTGGAGCTCCAACTTTCCCCAATGGTGCTGTGATTACTGGCGTTGCTACTGCCACTACTTTTGATGGTACAGCGACAACAGCGACAACAGCAACCACAGCAACTAGTGCCCAAGGATTAACTGGAACACCTAATATTGTAGTTGGTTCAGTAACAGGAACCACAGGAACCTTTAGTGGTAATGTTTCTATTGGAGGAACTCTTACTTATGAAGATGTTACCAATGTAGATTCAGTTGGTGTTATAACTGCAAGAAATGGTCTTATTGTCACTGCTGGTATTTCTACATTGGGTGCAGGAGTAAGTCTAACTGGACCTTATAAAGAAAACATCACTGAAGTTAGTTTATTGGAGATTGATTGTTCACAGGGAAACTATTTTAAAAAGACTATTGCTGGTATTAGCACATTCACATTTGCAAATGTACCAACAGGTTGTGCATATGCATTCACACTAGAACTGACACATACAAGTGGAACTGTTGCTTGGCCAACATCAGTTAAGTTCCCGGCAGATACTGCACCGACCCTAACAGCAGGTAAGACACATCTCTTCATGTTCTCTACATCAACAGGTGGCACTAGATTTAGAGGTTCAACACTAGTAGATTACGTTAATTGATATGAGTAACTTAACAAGAGCAATGATGATGGGTGCTGCAGGAACAGCATCTGATCCAACTTACGTTGATGATGTTTTTAGTACGTTTTTGCCCCCAACCGCAACATCTGACCAACCATTGAACATTGATAATGGTATTGATTTAGCTGGTGAAGGTGGACTGGTTTGGCTTAAAAGAAGGAATGGTACTCCTGGTACTTTCACACAACATGTTTTATTTGATAGTGAAAGAAATGCTAATAACGGACTACTCTTGCCAAGCACTGGAGGTGAAAGTATACTAAACGGACCTCCATACTCAAATTCCTTTGACAGTGATGGTTTTACTTGGGGAGCTGAAAACAATTTTCACCCTACAGGAGCAGATTATGCCTCATGGACATTCCGCAAAGCGCCTGGTTTCTTTGATATAGTCACTTATTCCGGGGATTCTAATGACCAAGTACTCAACCATTCTCTTGGAAGCATACCTGGTTGTATAATTATTAAAGCTTATTCTGCTGTGAACCCAGCTACTGCCACTGGTGATTGGTCAGTTTACCACAGAGGTTTGACAAATGCTGGAGCTAATTATTCAATTAAGTTGAACGATCCTGGAGGGGAGGTCAACATGGGGGGGTTGGTAGCAACTGACTCTACGTTTACTCTATATGACACAACAGCTGTAAATACCACTGGTGTCACATACGTCGCCTACATCTTTGCCCATGACGATGCACAGTTTGGCACGGGTGGCGATGAGAGCATTATTAAATGTGGGAGTTTTACAGGCGGCGGCGCAGGAGGTTATACTGAATCAGTAGGGTTTGAACCTCAATGGTTATTAGCTAAAAGAAGCGACGGCCCTGCAGATTGGTTCTTAATTGATAATATGCGTGGGTTCTATCCACCAGATACTGACTCAGCAAACCTAAGACCTAATACCAATAATGATGAAAATACAGGTTCGTTTCATCTAACATCAGACGGTTTTCATTACAGCTCAAGTTCTCTTTCCTATATCTACATAGCAATCCGCCGTCCGAACAAACCGATAACTTCTGGTACTGAAGTGTTTAAAGCTATTATTGGTAGTGATGCAAATGCCATGAGTACTGGTTTCACTGTTGATATGAATTGGTGGGGACCTCCAGTCACAAGCGTGTGGAATCTTGCATCTATAGATAGATTTAGAAATCGTAATTTGCTTGTAACAAGTAATGCCGATCCGGATTCTAACCAGCTGTCTCAGGACCCCTTTGATACAAACGATGGTGTAAATGCAAGATCTTTTCATTACAACGCTGGGGGAATTAATTATTTTTTCAGACGTGCTCCAGGTTTCTTTGATATGATTTGTTATAAAGGAACAAACTCAGCACGCGCACAAAAACACAATTTAGAGGCAGTTCCTGAATTTATAATTTTTAAAAACAGAGATGATTCAGCTTCAGGCGTAACCTATTGGACCTGCTGGCATAAAGACCTTACAGAAACTAATCCATACATATTTTTAAATCAAGATTCTGCTGAAGGTGATTTTGGTGGGAATTGGTTTGGCGCTCCTTCATCCACTGATTTTTATCTAGGCAATGTAGTATCGACTTCATACTATAACTCTTTAAGTATTAACTATGTCGCCTACCTCTTCGCAACCCTAAATGGTGTATCCAAAGTAGGAAGTTATGATGGAAATACTGGTAATGCTATTAATGTTGACTGTGGATTTCTAGCAGGTGCAAGATTTGTTCTAATTAAACGTATTAATAATGGTGCTGGTAGTTGGTACGTTTACGACACAGTACGAGGCATTGCTAGTGGTGATGATCCTTACCTTTTACTTGATACAACAGCAGCATGGGTAACAAACACTGATTACATTGATCCATTGGATTCTGGATTTACAGTTACTTCATCAGCACCAGTTGGTCTAAGTGAAACTGGTAGTAAATATCTCTTCCTTGCTATTGCATAATATATGGAACTAAGAGTTAGAGAAACTGGTGAAGTAATCAGTGAAAGAGATTTATATTATAAGTATCCAAATATCTCTTTCCCTAAACCATTGACACCATATGTTTTAGATTCATATGGTATTGATTCAGTTCTTGAGGGCCCTCAACCACGAGTTACTCCACCATATGAAACTGCTGTGAGACAAGGTGTTGAGGAGATTAAGGGTAAGTGGTTTACTAAGTATGTGATTGGTCCTATCTTCACTAATCAAGAAGAAGAGGACTCATATAGATTAAGGATTGACACTAAAGCATCTGAGGGTATTAGAAATACTAGAAATAGTTTAATATCAAAATCTGATTGGATGGGTTGTTCTGATGTTGTTATGAGTGATGAGTGGAAAGAGTATCGTCAAGAACTAAGAGACATCACAACTCAAGAAGGTTTTCCACATAATATAGAGTGGCCTGAAGAACCATGACCACCTTATAAACTGTCCACTCAAGACCCTACAGGAAACTGTGGGGTCTTATAGTAGGTACATACAAGACATAGGGGGTATGACCACTACTCACAAACTAATCTTTATAGCATCTTTTATATGGATGATGCAATGGGGAACTCGTATAACTTTGCTTGCTATCAATGCACTTAATTGAAACATACCCACCAGGGTCTGAGATTGCCTGTAGCAGTGTTGTAGAATGGTTTCTAATGGAATACCTTTCTGACTGGAGTCTAGACCTTACAGTAGAACATATAGACCTCTCAGATGAGGGTGCAACTGGTTGGTGTATGAAACTAGGAATATGTGAATTTGTCATTCAAATTCATAAAGATCTTGAAGGTGATGAATACACTTCAACTATCTTACATGAACTATATCATGTCTATCAACATTTGAATAACCTACCTCAGTGTGAAATCTGTGCTTATCAAGCAGAGAAACAACTACTTGACAGGTATCAAAAACTCTGATAGACTAGGTTTGTCCTGGATGAAAGATTAATTACGCGTTCTATTAAACTATGAAGACTAAATTTGTCACTGTGAAACCCAAGAGTAGAAAAGCAAAGAATCGTTTTTCTAATTTGATGAATGAACTTCATTCTTGTAGGGTAGAAAAAGAAGACCAAGAGAAGATGTTTTTATCATCTATCAGTGGTAACTACTTTTTTTGGATGAATAAGGAAACAGATGTAAATTGGGAATTAATTTGATGACTATTAGTTACAACAAAACCTGGGAAGTAATGAATGGTCTTGAAGAATCATTCAATAGGATTACTACTATTAGTCAATTGGCTGAGGATTTAGTAGAAGCAGTCAACAATGATGATAGGCAATCAATTGTTGACTTGTCTCATGCTCTTAATGCTTATGTTCCTGTCTATATTAGTCAGTATGATAAAGCATCAAAGCGTGCTTGGAATAATACAGTAGGGGAAGTTCGTAAGATAGATAATCCATATCATGCAAAGAATGATTCTCTAATATCAGAAGATGTTAAATATCAGGAAAGTGAAGCATGCTTCGAAGCATTATCACATTATAATAACCCAGACTTCTCCTAAGAGTAACTCATGACACTGCCTTCCAATACAAAAATTATCAAACAAGAAGTAGATTCTATTGAAAATGCTGTTGAGGATGCAGATATCAGAGCAATTCACCCTGATAAATTAGAAACATTTGCTGCCCACCTTGTCAATAAATTAAAAAATGAGCATTCATCACAAACTTGAGAATATTGAAGTAACTGACATTGACGATTTTCTAGCAGAGTGTCAATCAAAAGCAGATGAACTGGGTGTGACACTTGAATACTATCTTGAAGAGTTCCTATGAATGAAGAGGAAAAATTATTCACTGCCATCCATCAAGTGGATAATTTAGTCTCCTTATTGGATGGCAATGAGTATCAAAACTATATCTTTTCTAAACTATCTTCCATCAAATATGAACTAGAAAGACAGTTGACTAATTTAAAACAATCAAGTAAAATTAAGGAGTAACTTTTAAGGACTAATGGCAAAGTTTTTGTATGTTGTAGATCATTTCATTGGTTTTCCAAGAAGTGAATATGGTGGAATTTGGAATGTAATTGCTGAAAGTGATGAGCAATGCTTTGACATTATTGTCTCAGAAGATGATGAATTAAATCTTGGTTACTATAGTAAACTGAGGGAGAACATTAAAAATTCTTCTAAATATCAACTGTTACAAGATGATATTCATACTAAAGTAGTTTCATCCTTTATCACATAAAATTATGTCACAACCACGCCAAAAAGATCCATCAGATCCACTTTATGATGCAAATGATAAGTGGAATGAGTATAAAGTAGAACTTCATTGCAATGAAACACATTCACCTGATGAATGGGATCCTACTACAGAGGGTAAGATTGCTAATCCAGAGAATCGTCACCAAGATAAGGTGTTAGATAAGTTCTGTGATGATCACCCTGGTTCACCTATGTGCAAAGTGTTTGATGACTGATAAAGAAAAAGCAGCACTAGGACTCATGATTGAAAGTGTATTAAAACCTGATTCAAAACTACGTGGTTGTGCTCACAATCAACTATGTTTTGATGAATTGATGGAATGGCGTCAAAAAATTCTTGATATGCTTTATAATTATGAAAAAGAAAGTTAAATTATCCTATTACCAAACAGATCAAGTGTTTGGTAATTATGACATTATGTTTCCTCAGACAGAGGAAGTAAATGAAAGTGTGGTAGAATTTGATGGAGATGTGGAACTGAAAGAGTATTTCAATCAGTTTGTGCATTGGTTAACTGAGATTGGTTTCAGTAAAACTGAAATTCATGCTCAAATTACTCGTTATTGTCATTATCAAGATGAAATTACCCCATGACGCTCCAAAAGGATTTGAGTATTGGATTGATGATCACAACAAGACAATCAAAAGAATTTGGATACGCAATTTAAGTAATTTCTCATATACTAGTGAAAACCCTAGTAGTATATGGGGTTTTTATAATACAAAGAAAGAAGAATTTATTGCTCCTATCAACTCTAAGAAACCAGGTAAAGTAGTCAACATCAAAGATACTACTCCTTATAGTGCAATGAAGAAGAATATTAACCCATTGATGGCAGCATTTCTATGAGTACATATATTCCAAAACTTCATGACTATGTAATATGGACACGTAGTACTGGTAGTATAACTCAAGGTTGGGTATATTTTGTTGATGAAGAGTATATTACTATTGAAACAGCAGTTAGAGATAAACCCAATTGTGAGTATACAATAAATGAAAAGCACAAAAAGATTCATACCTTGGTGGTATGTCACAATATATATTGGAATCAGTTAGAATATTTGAAAGAAAGGTCAGACTATTATGATGAAATGCATTGAACAATCAGATCCAAGATACTTTCAAACTTCTTGTAATAAGTTATATGACAGGCATACATATAATATAGTATTCTCAAATGGTCAGTCTGAGAATTATAATTCATGGGAAGAAGTGCAAGTAAGATGGTTTCAAACACCTACACAATTCTTATCACATGTTGATATCCTTGACATAAACAAGGGTTTCAAGTCTTAAATTAACATAGGTATTAAAATGAAAAAAGTTATTCTTTCCACATTGCTAGCGCTATCTCTAGGTGGAACAATAGTTGAAGCAAAACCTACAAAAGGTTACAATACCATGGATTCTATGGGTTGTATGATGTTGCGTGAGTGTACTGATGGAGTTTTCAAAATCAATTCACTTTTAGATATATCATCAGAGTATGAAAATACAGAAGAATTCACTTTTATTTCTTCTGAGTTCAATAATATGATTAGTTCATTGAATGATGTAGGTGTTAATGTATATCTTGCTGATGAAAAGTATTTTCCAAAAATGCATCGTGGTGTATACCATACAGTTGGAAATAATTTCTTCCTGAACAGGAATTATATGAATGATCCTAGTGCATTAATGATGGTAATGCGTCATGAAGGATGGCACGCTGCACAAGATTGTATGGCAGGTACTATCAACAATTCACTCATTGCTATTATTAAACCAGAGGATGAAGTTCCTATGTTATGGCGTGTGATGGTAGAGCGTACTTATCCTGCTAATGCTGTGCCATGGGAAGCAGAAGCACAGTGGGCAGGTAGAACAGAGAACATGACAATGAATGCTCTTGCAGCATGTGCTAATGGGAACATGTGGGAAGTTTATGAACCAACTCCTTTGACACGTAAGTATCTGGTAGAATCTGGGTATATTGAAGAGTAATGTTTCCAATATTTGTTGAAGATCCTAATACATGGCAGAGAGTAAGAGTTCCTGACACTATTGTGAAAGAGTGTTCAGAAATTATAAAATTCAATCCATATAATGATAAGTCAACTGAGGAATTAAAACTGATTGATTGTTACTGGTACAAAATGGGGTACTATGATAGTCCATCAATTTTGTCAGTATTTTGATCATGTGGAGACTATGGGCAAAAGCATTAGGTCAAAAAGAAGGAAGAGATCATAAAGAAGCAGATAAAATTGCCATCATTAGATCTCTTATTATGTTGCAGTTGGTAATAACAAATATGTTTATTATATCAGGAAACGTTAAAAATCTATTCTTTGATACTAAATATACTGATTGTCCAATCACCCAACTGTCCACTACCCCTTGACTCTGTAGAGCATATACTCTATTATAGTTGAGTAACCAATAGGAGTGCTTCCAATGACCTTCACTGCGTATCCTCAAAAGTCAAAGTTTCGAGTTACATTAGAAATTGATGCCATGGATGACTTTAATCCACATAACATTGACTGGGAAAAGGTTCTAGATGTTCAAGGTAATGAGAATGTAACTGCCTATATTGAAGATCTTAGCACTCCTGATAGGTGGTGATTTAGTCAATTTTGGTGGATAATAAATAATAATACGATTTAATATCCACCATGGCGTACCATATCACTAGACCTGAAGCAATTAATTCCTCAAAAACAGTCTATTATACTGGAGGAAATGTATGGAGTGATGATGCATCACTGAAAAAATCTTATTCCAGTAAAGCAAAAGCAGATGCTGTTATTGTTAATCCAGATGGAAAAAATGGTGGATTCAAAAATGCTACTGTGGTATCAGGATGAAGACCTTCAATCAATTCATTGCAGAAGCAGTATATGATCCAGAGATTCAAGGAAGATCTCAGATCAAACAAACTGGTGCTGATGGTAGAAAAGAACCTAAAAGAGATACTGATAGTAGACGTAGACCTGGTGTAAAACCTAGAGTAAAAGCAACTGGTGGTGGTCAGTCTTCTTCTGTTGGTGAATATAAGACTAGAAAAGATGTAGGTTCTACAAAATCAAAGAGTGATACTGTTCAACAACCTGAGAAAGAGAGAGGTAGTTCAGAAGTTAAACAATCCTATGCTGATAAAGTAAAAGCAGAAAGAAAGAAAGCAGCACAAGCAAGAGCGGCAGCACGTAAATCTGGTGGTGAGGTCAAAAAAACAACTACATCTTCTAAGGATGCTGATAAAACAGCATCTAGTCTTTTGAAAAAGAAAGAGACTAAAAAAGTTGATCCTTCTTATAAACCAAGAGAAGCATCAGGATATACCAGACCTGAGAGAATGAAGATTACTAGAGCAGGTGAACGTGAACTGAAAGGTATCATGAAAGACCAAGAAACTGAAAAATATAAGAAAGCAACTGGTCAAAATCCTGATAAGAAAGGTAAGTCTAAAATTTTGGGTAGAGTGCATAAGAGGATGTCAACATGAAGTCATTTGCTAATTTTATCCAAGAAGCAAGAACTGCTGATGAAATAGCAGCAGATGCTAGACAGGCAAATTTAGAAAGACAGACAGATGCTAAAAAGAGATTGCGTGCTAAAAGAGATGCAATTAAAGTAAATACTGCCGCTAGATTAGGTGCTGGTGCATCCCATAATGAAGAAACTGTTCTAGAATATGCTGGTCAAGCAATCAGTAATACCACACCTGGTGGTAGTTCTGGAACCAGAGATGATATGGAGACAAAGAAACCACAACCATCATTACTTGCTAAGATTAGAGGTAAACAGAATGCTAAGAAAGCATCTAATAGTGTTGCCAAACAAGCAGGACAATCTGTAAAAAATGCTACTGATAATACAGCAGGAACAGGTTCACAAAGAAAACCACAAACTTATAGACAAGCAAATAAAACTGCCTCTGCTAAACCTGAAAAAGGTGGAGCAATCACCAAAACTGGTGATAACAAATCATCAACAATTGCTGCCAAGAAACCTATTGCTCAACCTGTTCAAAAAGCAAAGGTGAAAGTGCATTCAGGCAGACCTCAGTTAGGTTCAGCACAGAGACCTGATCTTGCTGGTGCTAAACCAAGACCACAGATTGCTGCTGCTCCACAACAGAAACAGATTGCTGGCAGTAGTGCTAAGAAACTGCCTGCAAATCCTCAGAGGAAAGCATTACCTCAGGCAAGGAGTTAAAGTTAGTAACCTGTAAAGGTCATCAATAGTAACTTAACCTTACATCATGACTACTTTTGTTTGTAAAGGTGCTTGGAAGGACCATAGAGGTGCTAGGCATAACTTTGAGATAGAATCTGATAGAGCAGAGCGTAAGTTTGTTAAAGAACTTGTTGCTGCTCAATATCCATGTGAAGAAAAAGATGTTATTATTATTTCAGTGAGACAACCACAATCTCCACATATTGCTAACTTTCAAGGATATGAAAGACAGACAATTGATAACTCTGAATCTACACCATTAATGTCTGGGACTGTTGGTAATGCTGTAGGAAGTGTTGCTAATAGTAATAGTGGAGGAGTCCAAGTGTTTGGATTACTTTTCTTAGGATTTCTCTGCTTTATTATCTACATGTCTGCTCCTGTGATTGCATTTGTGGGTGCTGGTGGATTAGCATTCAAAGTAACTAAGAATCACACTCATGGGTTGCAATGGTTTAAGAGAACTGGTATAATACTATTAACAACTGGTCTTGCCTCAATGATAAGTTTTCATGGAACTATGGAAACAAAGAATAGTTTAGAAACTTGGTGGAATAATATTGAAACAGAGCAAGTATCATATGAATAAAGTTAGTAACCTCT